CCGAGTCTTCCCATTCCCGTATTCATCCCTCGAGCGCCTTTAATGCGACTCGGGCTCATTTCGGTTCCGGGGCCGCCGCCCCAGCCAGGGCCGATGCCTTGCATGCCGGCGCCAGGTGCCATCCCGGATCCCTCGTTGTACTTACCCCACTGCGTCGGGCGAGAGAAGACCGGTCCTTCCTGTTGCACAATCTGCTCACCGTCCCCGTATGGATTCCGGCGGAACACGTAATCACCCGCCGGTGATCCATCCGGGTTAACCGGCGCACCAATCGGCGTGAATGACTGGTAATTGGTTGGGTTGTTGGGAACCCCACCTTCCGAGGCGGAGAAGTATTGACGAGCCTCTTTGTGGGCTTGCTTGTTTTCGTACCACTCGCCAAAGCGCGGCTGGCGCTTATCACCCTGACGGTGCTTCATGAAGTCCTTACTCGGGTAAGCCATCAGAACTAACGTCCCCCGCCGTAGTTAGACGAGCTGTTAGCACCATTCTGGATCATCCGCTTGTACCGCTCACGCAAATCCACCCCAGCGGGGCTGAGTGTCTCTGCTGGGATATTTCCCGCAGCGAGTGGTTCAGCCGGTTGCTGGAAACCTTGCGCCACTGCGCTGAGTGGCTGCATGTCCACCGTGGTGGTCCCCGTGTCGGTAGCGGCTGCCTGTTGCGACCTTGCCTGGATCTGAGCTATTTGGTTGCGGTTGACCTCAGCGTTGATACCCGCAGGAGGGCCCATAGTGATGCCCGGGTCGATGCCCGCAATGAGCTGCGACTTTCCGCCCAGGGGGTTCGGGCTGCCATCTGCCGCGTAGAACGTACCGTCCTTCATTGCCTGTTCCACGGCAATGCGATCAGGGCCGCCTCGCTCCTCCATCGCAGGGACTTGCTTCAGGTACTCACGCAGGGCCAGGTCCTTGTTGGCCTCTGCCCAGGCACGCAAGTCGCCGCCTTTGGCGTAGCGGGCATCACGCTGCTCGAGACCCGAAATCACTTCGTCAAAACCGCCGATGCCAACGGCCTTCTGTGCGCCGTAGTAGCCGGCTAGATCTTTACCTTCGTAGCGATCCTGCAGCGCCAGGTCACGCTTGGCTTTACCTTCCTCGGTTGCCCAGTATTCCTTGGATGCGTACTGCTGCATCATGCGGCGCATCTCGGATTCACGAGCGCGCTCGGCGGGGTCGCCGTAGGCATCAGGAGGCGCGAGGCCGGGGGCCGGGGGCTCGGGCTGCCGGGCGGGTTCGACCTTTCCAGCGCCAATTCCGTAAAGGCGCTCAATCTCGGTGGGCTGACTGCCACGCGGGACCCACATCACGTCTTTACCAACCGTCAGCGGATCCAGAGTCTGACCGGCAAAATTGACGGAGCCGGCGTTGTTGGCGCCAGTGCCGGCTGCACCACGCTGTACTAGAACCTGGCGACCGCCCCTCTCAGCTCCGTAAGCCGGGCCGCCGGGGACCAACCCACCCAGGAGCGCCTCCCGGAGCTGGATCGGCGCGCCGCTGGCCGCCGCTTCCATACTCTGTCGCTGCTGCGCGATGCGACGCTCTCTGCTTGTAGTTGCGGAAGAACTTCTACGGACAGGCACTGACTACCTCCAGTTCATGGAACCTGTTGCCTGAGACACACGTGTGCCTACGGCTGTGTCTGCTGGGCCGGGGACCGACATGATGAATTCAGATCCGGCTCGGTCATACGCATAGCGGCGCACTTCATCACGCCGATAGTTGGCGACGTAAAGCACTTCCGCAAGACGGTCGGTTTCTCGGCAGTAGATCTCCCAGTAGTCCTTATCCGCCTTCAGCGGTTCGGACTGGAAAATCGCACGGTCCGTGTCACCCGTGATCCGCTCAACCCGGCTGGGTTGCGGTTGATCCTCGACCCTGAATACCTGCGAGACCTTGAAGGCCTTATCGCAGCGATCCATGTGCTCCAGGATCCGGCTATAGAAATAGCTATCCGGAACACGCGCCATCGCCTCCTCCAGCCTGGCAATGTCGCCTGCTGGAAGATTGGCGCCGACGTTGTATCCCAAATGGAAGCGACAACGGCTCTTGTCGTAGTCGTTGAGCTCCAAGGAGGACCAGGCGACCTAACGCCGATTCTAATAACGTCAACCGATGTAGATCAGATCTTCTGCGATCACTTGGTCCCAATCGACGCGACCAATCTTGCGCAGCTGCTCGAGATTCTTAAAACGCTCGCCAGGCAGGGCGAGACGCAACTCGACAATCTTCTTGGCCGTCGCGTAACCGATCCCTTTGACCTGCTTGGCAATGCCTTCTGCGGTAGCCACGTTCAGGTTGAGACGGGTATCGGCTGGGATCGCGCTCTCGGGCAGCGCGTCTTCGTCCTTCTCCCGTTCGGCCGTTTGCGGTTCAATCTTCTCGCCAGTCCGCCCCTTGCCAGGCTCGTATGACACAAGGTCAGCGAGGGACACATAGGCCACCGATCCGCTCGCGTTTTTCACCATGGCCCACTCCTTGTCGTGGTGGCTGATGAATTCGACGATCTGACCGTTCTTGACGTTCTGGTACAGCGCCATAAGACAAAAAAAGAGGGCGACTGACTAAGCAGGCGCCCTCATCTTAGGGAAAAAACTGCCTCAGGACTCAGTGATGAAAGGCAGATAGGTGGAGTTGATGTCAGGAGCATCGTCATCCACGTAGTACGCGACTTCCACGATCACCGGCGTACCGCCCTCGGCAGAGGAGGTAACGGCGGAACCCGCAGAGGCGCCGGTGTTGTCGGTCACATACACCTTCAGGGTCAGGTCACCACTCAGCGCGGCTGGGGTGATAACACCAAAGGTCGAACCCACCGGAGCCACAGTGGCGCTAGCGACAGCCACAGCACTGGAGTCAGTGCCGATTGCGGTGGCACTGATCACACCGGTAGCGGTGGTGTTCACTGCGCTGGCAACCTTCAGGCGGTTGGTATTAGTACCAACCAAGCCAGAGGTGGCAGTGCCCACGCCACGATCCTTGCGCAGATCGGGCACGCGGATGCCAACGTGATACACCTTGGCGCCGGTGGGGACCACCAGGCCGGTGATATTGGCACGGGGCTTGTCGTCCTGACGCAGGTCGGGGCTGGGGATGGTGACATCAAAGCTGGTGCCACCAGTGGAATTGATCAGCGCGTAGCCGATCTTTTGGTAGTACACGCGACCAGGCACAGCCACGACGGGCTGCCCTTGGTAGCTGCTGAGTTCGGTGACCCAGTTACCGGGATAAATCTTCTTAGCCATTGTTCGTTACCTCCTATCAGTACACGAACGAATAGGCGACGGTGATGAAGTCCTTGTTCAGAACCTCAAAACCGGCGAAGAGCGACCAGATCATGATGATAAAACGACTGAAGTCGTCGTTGTTATTCAGCAGGATCTGAGCGTTGTTGCCGCCAATGCCAACACCCACGGCCTGAGGGCCGAAGAACAGCATGGGGGCAGCGGTCGTCACAGTATTTGTGATGGACGCATCGGAGATGGTCACCTGCAGCGACTTCTCAGGAAGGTTGGTCGACTCGAACCAGCGGACACCCTCAAAGAGGAAGCCGGTGGGCATCACGGGTTGACCAGCCACGAAACCAGCCTGACCGTAGGCGGGACCCATGCCATAGAAGAAGTTGGCGTTGGGAGCCTGCTCCGGAGACAGCGGGTTCACCATGCCATTACCGGCATAGCGAGCGATTTCGCGGAACGCGTCGTTCTGACGCAGGTGCATCATCGCGGTGGGATCCGCGATGCAGCGGTAGTAACCATCAGCGAAGGTCGGGACATTGCGCTTGCGCATGTCCTTCACAACCGCCAGAAGGTCGGTCTTGACGTCGAACTTGGCCGACTCACCTGCCGCGTAGGTCAGGTAGGGGGCGCCGCCAGCCTTGGTCTTGTTCAGGGGGTAGTAGTAGCCACCTTGGCTGCTGTCAGCAGCACCGTTGGCTTCAGCCTTGAACAGTTCGTCGGCGAAGACGCGGTCACGCCAGCGGCGGTCACTATTCCCCGAAGGGCGCGAGGCTCTTTATCCACGCGCTTGCTCTTTGTCATCGAGCAAGGTTAGACTATATCTTCACCATCCTTGAACTTCTGAAGACCCCCTTAAACGCATTATCACGCGAAGCGCTAGACGCCTTAACGGATTTGCTCTCCGATAAGGAAATTGGCGAGCTCTATGGCCTGTCAAGGACGGCGGCCACCCACCATCGCAAAGCTGTTCGCGTGCTGTCGTTTGCCCAGAAGCATGGTCGGCGAAGTTACGCCGCTAGCTACGAACGAAAGCCGGATGCCCAACGCGCCTTCAGTTATCGCCGCGAGATTCGCGAAGATTACTTTCGTCAGATTGATACGCCAGAAAAGGCGTATTGGCTGGGCTTCCTTTCGGCCGATGGCTGGATAGTCACCGAGAGAGGGGAGCTAAGGGGCGTTGGTTTGGCTCTACATGAGAGAGATTTGAGCGCTCTGCAGCAATACGCCGACAGCATTGGCTTCCCTAACCCTCCTATTCGGGCTCGGGCAGGCTCTCCGCTAATGCAAGTGAAGTTCACGAGCCCGTCCATGGCCGCTGACCTGGTAGCGCATGGAGTCACTCCCAGGAAATCCCGCACAATTACATGGCCGGATCTTCGCGGCGACCTACTCAGTCATTACGCCAGAGGCGTATTTGACGGTGACGGTTCGGTCGGCCGTCGCGCAAACGGTTCTTTGGCAGCCCAGCTCACGACGGCGAGCGAAGCATTTGCGCTTGGCTTCCAGTCCTGGGCTAACCGTGCGCTACCTCGGGAAACCTCCCTAGGCAGAGACAGGAATACCTACGTCCTGCGCTGGTACTCCGACAACGCCCTAGCTTTTGCCACCCTCCTTTACGAAGGTACGACGGCCGGGCGTTTTCGCCTAGAGCGAAAATTCAGGGTCTTCTTCAGTTGACAAGGTGCAGGTGCGGGGCACTCGTGGGTCCGTTACCGAGTTTCCTCTCGGGACCTAGTCGTTGAACCTTCTAGCTTGTTGGCCAGCTTGGCTGCTGATTACCCATGCGGTGTCAGGATTTTCAAGCATTCACGATTACTCTTTCGAGTTGCGTTGTAGCTCCTGAACCTGTTCCGACCGCTGGCGTGATCGGGAAGGGCTTCCAGCAATTCACCCCGTATTGCCCTAGACGTTTCCGCCTAGGCGACCACTAGCCTTTCGGCCGAGTCATCCAACAGAGTCAGAGAACCGATGCTCTGGTGGAACACGTTCAGGTTGCCGGAGTCCAGCAGCAGCCGCTGAGCGGTCAGCAGGGTCTCACGGGCCACCTTGAAGGTAGAAGGCGCAGTTGCGTCAGTCGGATCAGCAGGACCGGTGTACTCCTTAAGAGTCACCAGCACTTTGTCCTTAACGATATTGCGGCTAGATGCTGTGCCCAGGGTCTGGTCAGCAGTCCGCTCGCGGGAATCCTTGTTGCCAGGATTACCCCAGAAGCGGTAACGATCAAGCTGAACAGTCTGGCCGGGCTGCTTGGCGAAGTCGTGGACCACAACGGGTTCCACAGCCATCTCGATGATGTAACCGGGATGGGGCCGATACAGCTCAGCGCCTAGCAGCTTTGGGAAATCATTATCAATCCACATGGATCGACAGGCTCCTAGCTGTTAGAGAGAGTGAGCACGCATGCCGCGTGCCTGGTCTTACTATAAAGCTGCTTTATAGGGAAGAACTTTGGATGCCGCTGACGTACGAGGCTTGCTTGGCCTCCTCCTGGCCGACGGCAGTCTCGTCTCATATCGCACTCCAGGCGGGGGCTACATCCAACTCACCCTGACGGCAGGGCTTTCTGAGTCCGCTTTCCTTGAGGAAAAAGTCGAGGAATTCAAGCATTTCATCCCCACCAAGGCTGAAATTCTTCCCTACAGAACTCAGACCCGAGCCAACGGTCGCAATACTCCCTTCCTTCGCTTCCGGGTCTCGACCAACAAGCTGCGCCCCGTCTACAACCTGCTGTATCCGAGAGGCGAGCGACTGATCACCCAGACAGCGCTTGACCTCCTTGGAGCATCGGCGGCGGCTTGGACGTGGGCCGAGGGAGGACGCCTCGAGGCCGACGGCAGCTCGTCCCTCGTCCGCGTCGGCCAGACCCCCGATGAAGCAGGCATGGTGAGCCACTGGATTCACATGCTTACAGGCGCAAGCTCACAACTCAGCGATGAACGCATTAAGCCGCGCCTGATCTTCTCTCCCGAGCAGACCAACAAACTT